GGCCTCCGATGTTTACAAAGTGATTACCAATGCGGGCACTGTCTTTTTGGTTGGCGGCATCATCATGGGCGATGTCACTGTGGCTCAGTCAGGCGATTACTTTGAGGCCGATGGCTCAACCATTGTCGCTTTAACATCAAACGGATCGACAACTGGAGGTCTACTAGGCGAGCGCTTCCAAGTGACCTGCATCTCATCAACTCAATGGGTTATTGAAGGGGTTTGTCATGGCGCAGGAACGCTAGCAACACCTTTCGCAACGTCATAATTCTTTGCGCACATGGAAGTGCATGAGCGAGTATCAACATGAAATGGTTTTACAATAAAGAAAGACAAGGCGTTATTGCTGAGCAACAACCAACAGGTTTTCATTATGATTTTAGAGGCAAGAATTTGTCATGCGCCTCTGTTCAAAGCGCGGACGAAACCCAAACCGAAGAAGAAAAAGACCTCGCAGAAATCAAAGAGCAATACAGGAAGAAATTTGGGAGAAAAGCGAACGGACGCGCGAAAAAAGAAACGATACTAAAGGCGTTGGCTGATGATAGCTAACACCATTATCACCGGAGCACTTAGAAAGTTACTGGTTGTACCCAGTGGCGCGACGCCAACGGTAAACCAATACGCCGAAGGTCTCGAAGTGTTAAATGATCTGGTTAATAGCTGGTCGGCACAGCGAGATTTAATTTACGAGGACACAAAAGAAGACTTAACTATTCCAGCCGGCACACAGAATATTACGATTGGCGCAACGGGCGATTTAGTAACAGCCAGGCCATTAAAGATTAATGTTGCCACACTTCGTGATGAAAATATTGATTACACGATGACGTTAATTAACGAGAAGGAATACCAAAGCTTTTCACAAAAAACAAATAGCAGCAGACCTTACCGTCTTTACTATCGAAACACCTGGCCAAACGGCACTATTTATTTTGAATACACAACAGATAAACAATACACATTAGTTTTAACATCAATAAAACAACTGCCAGCGTTTCCTGATGGAACAACAGATGTCTCACTGCCAGATCATTATGAGCGCGCATTAAAAACAAATTTAGTGATTGAAATTGCAGATGAAATGGGCGCAGGTAATCGCGTCACACCAACCATGTTTAGAATTGCAGATGAAGCAAAGATGGCCATCATTTCGCAAGCCATTGACATTGTTCCTGCTGTTACAGAGTTCAATCCGATCGGCGTGTACAACATAGAAGCAGACGACTATTAAAATAAACCCCGCCGTCAATCTAGACATACAGGGATTTAGTGGATCGACGATAACCGATTATAACTCAGGACTAACAAACACCATTATCGGTGTAAATGCAAAAGCGACTCAGCGCCCTTCTATAAATGTAAACGAAGACAGCACAACTATTGTCGGTCTTCTTGCTAGAGCACGTGGCATTTATTACTGGGAGACAAATGAAAAAAGATACATCGTTAATGATAACGATGTTTTTGAATCCTCTCAGGGAAACCCCAGAATCGCCGAAGCATCTGGTACGTTCTCCAGTGGGAACGAGAGATGCACTATGCTGGAAACGGTGGGCACTAATCGACTGGTTATTCTTGACGCTGAAAACAATAAAGGCTGGCAGATGGATGCGGCCTTAAATCTAAATCAGATCGCGTCAAACTTTCCCGCAACACTAACACATGGCGGCGCTATCTTAGATGGCTACTTGTTTGTTATGGACGAGGACGGCGTTATTTATAATTCCGCCGTTAATGATCCAACCACTTTTCCTGCGACTGGTTTTATAACGGCTGAGCGTGAAAATGATAAGGGCGTTTATCTTGCAAAGCACCATGACCATCTTGTTGCTTTTGGCACGCGCACGATTGAGTTCTTTTATGACGCTTCAAACACCGTTGGGAGCCCCTTAAATCGACGTCAGGATGTTTCTTACACTTACGGTTGTGCATCAGGTTTAAGTGTCTGGGAAGACAACGATATTATTTATTTTCTTGGCACAGATTCATCTGGACAGTTAGGTGTATGGAGAATGGAAAACTTCCAAATATCACCTGTTTCAACCGACGCCATTAATTCCTATCTATCTAAAGGTTTAACACAAACAGGTTTGATTGTTCGCTTTGAAGGCTTATCTGCAATGGGACACAGAACGTTACTTGTTTTTACTTACACGTTAACCGGTGCAGCGCCTGGTGAAATTTTCCCCAAGATTACATTGTCTTTCGATTCACTCACGGGTTTGTGGGGGTTTTGGTCAACGCTGTTAAATGACAACACCACTTTTCCACTGGTTGGCTGGACAAAAAGAACAGGCGGCCAGAACGCAACAGATGCTGCTCGAACAGGCGAAGGTCTGATGTTCAATGGCGACATCATTGAGATAAATGATGACCTTATACCGATCGATACACTTTTAGGTGTCGCAATTTATGAGGCCGGTATTTATGAATTAGATATCTACTCTACCTCATCCGATGTAGGCGTAAACATTTCATCCACTATTCGTTTCGGTCTAATTGATGGAGAGACATCGGCTTATAAGTTTCAAAACCGTGAAACAGTTGAAATGGAAAACACGTCTTTCTCACAGGCGCTCACCATTAAACACTCTGATGAATTCACAGATGATTTTGACGCGGGAAATATGGTTGATACGGCGCTTGATCGAAAAGATGTTTATCAAGGCGGTCGTTTCATGAAACGCAATTATCAAATTGAATATGAAGGTGATGAACAATTTTTTATCGAATCATTGGATCTTGATTTAACAGTTGGCTTATGAGTTTCGAAATAGAGCCACCTCCATCAACGATCAAAGAGTTCGCTTTCCAATGGAAAACCTGGCTTAACAATTTCTATACATGGGTACGACTTAATATGGGAACCGATTTTTATACTGAAGTCGCAAAGGGAACAGTTGAGGGACATTCGGTTATTCATAAATTTGGATCATCACTCTTAACATCAACCCAGCGCGTCATTACACAAACAGGTATGTACGCGACACCGCTAGCGCCTGTAACACTGGAAGTGGTAAGTGATGATGTTAATGACACTGCCGCAGGAACCGGTGGGCAAGAAGTTACCATAATTGGACTCGATCTTAATTACGAAGAAGTTATTTTTACAGCAGAACTGAATGGATTAACGCCCGTAACATTGGATACTGATCTTCTTCGTCTGTATAGATGGTATGTCAACCGAACTGGCTCCTACGCTGATTCAACCACGTCCTCTCATGTTGGCGCTTTATCAATACAAGTATCAGGTGGTGGCACAGTTTGGGACATCATGCCCAATACACCACTACCTTATGGCCAATCTTCAATTGGCGCGTACACCATTCCAAAAGGTAAGACAGGTTATCTCCTGTCAAAACAAATTTTTGTTGATTCAACAAAGTCAGCAGATATTTTTTTCTTCAAACGAGAACATGCCGATGACGTTACAGCGCCTTTTATTGGAACGCGACGTTTGCTCGAAAATGAAATTGGCGTCGCAGGCACATTAACTATGAATTTTAGATCTCCCAAAGGGCCTTTTGTTGGCCCGTGCGATGTTGGCTTTTTTGGCCGCGTTGAAGTAAGCACCGCATTCACATCTGTCGAATTTGAATTGCTTTTGGTGGATGATTAAATGGCGGCAGTAATAACGAGAACGGGAAAAGGCGCTGCTATTACGCAGGCAGAAAATGACGCCAACCTCGATTCGCTTTGTGGCGTAAATGAGTCACAAATTGGAACAACTTATACTGTTGATGCAGCCGATCAAAATGGCACCATTGAGTTTTCTAACGCATCACCTGTCGCGGTAACGCTTACATTAATATCAACCATTATTGCCGCAAATGATACATCTGATTTCGAGGTGACATTAAAAAATATTGGTGCAGGCGCAGCAACCATTACACCAACATCGGATACTTTTGATGATGGTTCAGCAACAAAAGTACTCGCGCAGTATGAGTGGATGACGATTCAGTCTGACAGTACACAATCGCTGTGGAATATAGTTTCATCTTCAGATGCGAGTAAGGTTGATGGACTAGATGCGAGTCAGTTTTTACGATCAGATATTGACGATACTACTGTCGGCATTTTAACGGTTAATAGGCAAGGCACTGCCATTGTTATAAAGGGCACAGGAGCGGGAGCAGCGTCTGCTCAATACATCTCATTCAGAGATACGACGGGGACTCAGTTAGCTTTAATAGGAAATGATAGCGCCGTAAGCAGCAAATTATCTATTATCAACACTGTCTCTGGTGAGGACATACTAGTAACAACTAACGGCGCAGCCGACATAATCCTGACATCAACCAATATTAATTTGGTTGGTCAATTCCAGCTTTCAGGCGCGAATGTTGAAGCTGATGCAGCAGATTTAAACAGAACCGATATAGCAACAGAGGGCACCGTTGAAGCAAGTAAAGTAGTGACAGCTGATTCATCAAAAAACATTATAGATATTAATGATTTGACGGTGGACGGAATTTTTAATGTCGACACGGCTACTCCAGTCACAACCAATGGCGATCTTGAGCTTACGCGAAATGGTACTGGTGACATCACAGTTAATACAATACCTATATACGGACTAGTTGTTTTAGATACCCCAGAGCTTTTATACAGCAACCCCACAGTAGCAAGCAACACATGGATATCAAGCAGCACATTCACAAGTACAACTCTACCAGACGCAAGCGCAGTGAAAGCGCAAGTTAGATTAATTGGGACAACTGACCCCGGATCATTTGCTGACGTCGATGTTTTTATTAGAAAAACAGGCTCGGCTCTTGCCATTGGTGATGTGACAAAAATAGGACATCACCGACTATTTGATTCAGTAGGCAGTAGCGCGAATGCAGAGGCAATAGGCTCCGCTATCGTTAATCTCGATAGCAACAGTGATTTTGATATTGCAATTGTTTATACAGCTGGCAATAGAAGCTTAAAGGCCTATTTGGAAGGTTATTACGTATAAACAAACTCATAAACATATAATTCGATATGTAAGCAATTATGAAACAAACAATCGTTTATAAAGGCCACTCAAATCTGTCGGGCTTTTCAGATAATCGAGCCATAAAACAAAGTAAAAAAAATAGAGAAAGCATTTTAAATTTACAAAATGAAATGTTAGCGATGGATCAAACGCTGGATCAATTTCCCTTAACACATCATTTCGCGCCTGGTGTTTATGCAAGGGAAATGTTCCTTCCCGCAGGTCAAACCATTGTTGGCAAAATTCATAAACATGCGCATCTTAATATCGTCTCCAAGGGCGTTGTCATTGTCTCAACTGAGGAAGGCTCTAAAGAATTAAAAGCACCGTGTGTTTTTACCTCTTACGCAGGAACTAAAAGAGCCGTGCATATAAAAGAAGATGCCATTTGGATAACCATTCACGTCACAGATAAAACAGATTTAAAAGAAATCGAAAAAGAGTTAATAGCAGCTTCTTTCGACGACCTTCCTGAAGAAAAAACCAGTTAAAAAAAAGAGTAAACCAATATGACATGGGGAATGACAGCAGTAGCAGGCGCTACACTCGTCGGCGGCTACTTGGGTGCAGAAAGCGCTGAAGACGCAGCAAGAACCAGCGCTGCGTCAGCCGATCGAGCATCACAATTACAGCAAGAACAATACCTGCAAAACAGGCAAGATTTAATGCCGTGGATGGACGTTGCGCGTGGAACACAGCAGCGACGATTTAATCCAGAACAGTTTGATCCTTACAATCCAGGAGAGGCTGTTCGATTTATTCAGGCGATTCAAGCTGGTGAGGTAGACAGGCAAGGTTTTGAATTAGATGAAAGCGGAAACAGAATTGGCCCAACAGGTGCCTTGGGTGAACTGGCTGGTTATGGTCGATCAGATGTTTTAACAGGCGACTACATACCAGCTTCCGAGATTCCTGAGTTTGCGCCCCGATCAGATATTCAAGATTTTAATATTCGTGGCGATCAACCTGTCTTTGATCCGACTGTTGATATGGAGCGCGACCCTGGCGTTGCTTTTCGTCGACAAGAACAAGAACGGGCCATCAATCGAAATATGGCAGGTATGGGCAAGACGCTCTCAGGAAATCGGCTTGAAGAATTAATGGCAAGAAGCGGCGATTTAGCGTCTCAGGAATATGGACAAGCTTATGCTCGAAACTTGGGTGAATATGAAACAGGCCGAGCAAGAGAGGCAACAGGTTATGCTCGCGATTTGACTGGTTTTGAACAAAATCGGTTAGCAGAAGAGGCCCGATACGGGCGAGACATAACTGATTACAACGCAGAAATGGCTCGTGAGAATTTATTATACGGTAGAGGCGTCGGTGAATACGGGCGTCAATATGGCTCAGAGACTGATTACTTAAATCGTTTAGCTTCCCTGTCTAATGTCGGACAGCAAACAGCAATGGGCGTGGGAAATATGGGCACTCAAACGGCAGCGCGTGTTGGCGCAAATACAATGGCGGCAGGTAATGCGCGAGCTGCTGGCCAATTAGGTCAAGCGGGTGCATGGCAAAATGCGCTTGGCGACATGACCGCTTTAGGCACTCAATATGCAATGAATCAACCACCCGCTTATTCACCAAACTATGCATTAAATGCGCCCTCTGGTGGCGCGATGAACTACACACCAGGCGGATATGGTGGAACAGGTATGGGTTCATGGGATTTATATGGATAAAAACTTATGCCGCTAAATCAATTAATCGCTCAGGGCGGACGAGCTACAAAATCGCCTGTTCAGCGCTATATGGAAACACGCGCACAAATGAATCAGGAACAGCAAAATCGTTTAGCCCAGGCATCGACTCGACAAAATATGGATATACAACGCCAACAAATGGCAATGAGAAGACAGGCGCAGCAAGCGGATAAAATGAAAGTATGGGGAACGAAGATGGCCCCTATTATGCGCGAAGTTAGTTTAAAACCAGAGAATGAAAGACAGGCTTACTGGGAAAAACTAACGCCCGATGTTTTAAAGATGGCTGCCGATTCTAATGTGCCAATAGATGAGGCAAATCTTAAATTATGGAATCAACAAAAAGCAAATACCATAATGGACATGAATCCCGTTAAAGCGCCGACAAGAATTTCTCGATTAGAAGGGCCGGAAACCGTCTATGAAGATTGGAACCCTCGTCTCGGTATACTTCAAGAAAAAAGTAGAGGCATTCGATCTCAAGCGACCGGCGAATACAGTTCTTTTAAATTTCCTAAAGGAAAAGAAGCTGCATTAAAAGCGGGTCAAGCTGAATCCTATGCACGCGTTAAAAATCAGTTAAGACAATACGATACCGTAGAGAAATTAATATCTGATCCACAATTTATCGGTGGCACATTAGGCAAAACGGTCTCCTTAATTAACAGTGCTGTTCAGCAATATACACAAGCATCTGATCAGCCTGCTGTTATAAAAGATGGGAGAGTTAATTTAAGACGAATTGATCAAGATTCAACTTTGTTTCAACGGTTAAGAAAATCAGCAGGTGTGAGTGATAAAGCAGAAGCTGCGACAATTCAACTTGCTTATCTACTAGCAAAAGGCAATGACCAGGGCGGTCGAGTTACAGATAAGGATTATCAGTCGGCTGTTGAAATGTTGGGAGGAACGGCAGATGTTAAGACAAGGTTAGAGCTGCTTGATTATCGCAGAGATGAAGCGATCGAAAGCTACAACGCACAAGAAGAAGCTTACGCATCTCGATTTAAAAAAGCATGGGGCGAACCCACTTATTACAAAAAGCATAAAAGAAAAGAAACCGAAGCACCTGTTGAATTTGATTTAGGTACAGCGACTGATAGTGAAAAGGATGCGGAGATAAAAAAACTAATGCAGGGAATTATAAATGGCGACTAAAGATGAAATGATTAACGCGTTAAGGCAAATACAATCGCTGCCAAACAAGGACGATAAAATCATTGCTCTCAGAGAATTAAAAACAGGAAGTTATGCTGCGCCAGGAAGTGGTTTTGATATTGATATCTCACCAATGCCTGTTGATAGAAGAATGACAACCGCATCAGGTGAAGATATTCAAAATCGATGGGGAACACTTCCTGGTTCTGAGCAGAGTCAAATGCTTAGAGAACAAATCCCTGGACAGGCCGGCGTTACCACTGGTGGACTCTCTACTGTTTCAGGCGAACAAGCTTTTTATCGCGTGCCAGAGGAAAGGCAAAAAAGGGCTGAGGCTGGTGTTGATATTTACAGTGGTGCGCCAATAAGTTTGCGCGCGAAAACATCTTTAGTTCCCAAGCAGGAACAAGCTACTTTTATTAAAGAGCAGATTGAGGATGCATTGGGATACAAGACAGACGTTAGAAAAGTTGGCAACGATCTTGAATTTTTAAGAAAAACAGATGACGGAAGAATGAGATGGACATCCATCAATGAAACTGGCTTATCTACTGGTGATATTGTTGCTGCAATGGAAACAGGCCCTGCATTAATCGGTGACGTCGCAGGGTCATTAGCACCTCTTAGATATACAACAAAAATGGGCGCACCTGCTGCTACAGTTATTGAGTCTGCGGGCGCAGCCGCGGGTACAACAGCAATGGAGGCGGCAAGACTCGGCGCTGGAAAGGCGCTTGGTTATCACGAGGCGGAGGTCTGGCCGTTGGCTCTGGAAGAAGGTGGTAAAGCAGGCGCTGCCTCTTTGGTTGCCGGTTCAGTTATGGGTGGCGGACAAAGACTAATAAGGGGGGCTCAAGGTGGATTGAATCGCACGGACATTGAAAACATATTAGACATGGATGATCCGGTCGTCGCTGATGCTCAAGAGATGATTAATCGACGTTTACGTGAAGGAGAAAAAGAACCTAAATTGGTGCTGACGACTGGCCAACGATCAAGAGATGAACGTATAGCAGATATCGAACGCACTGCTCGATCAAGAACTGAAACGGCTGAAAGACAAGCAAGAGATATTGATGTAAACCAAAGGCAAGCGTTTGATGATTATCTTGATTTGTTAACAGGTCGGCGGGAGGCTGATTATAGCGAAGCAGGCAGAGCACTAAAGCGTGAGGTATCTGAACCCGCCAGACAGCAGTTGCTCAATATTCGGCAAAAAGTAAGAGACTATACCGGTAATGTTGAGGCTACATTGGCCGACTTACCCTCTATAGATGTATCAAAAATGGCAACAGACATGCGCATGTCTGCCGTTGAGCAAAGAAGGTTAATAAAAGAAGTAGAGGCAGCTAAATGGAAAAAAATAGAAGCCGATGCTGGTTACAATCCTGAGACAGATCAGTCCGACATAATTATACCTCGCTCCGATGAAGTAAATGCGGCTGTTAGAGGAATGAGCAAAAAAGTTGAAAATGCTTTGTTTCCATCGGAAGCAACAACAAAAAAGGGATTAATTGAAAGACTTAGAGGTGAGGACACTACTGTTCTTGGTGAAAACGCTCTAAGCAAGATAGTCTCAGGTGTAAAAAGTGAATTTGATTTGGTTCCACTGAATCGATCAATCTCATATTTAAAAAAACTTAAACGTCAGTCCGATAGTGGGTTACATCCCGACCTACCTGGTGGCCATGATATTGATTCCATTCTTCAACCGCTAGAAAGAATGCGAAATGAATCTTTAGCTAAGACCAATCCTGCTTTATTAAAAACAATTCAAGACGCTCAAGATTTAACAGTTGAGCGTGTGAATATGTTCGACAAAGGCGCAATAGGAAGGATATTAAGAAAGGATAACGGAAAATATCACCTGGATGATAGAGGCGTCTTAAGTACTATATTTGCAAAACAAAATGGCCAGGCAGCAAGAGAATATGCGACTGCTGTTATAGAAGATCCAAGAGCGATGCAAGCAGCAAGAAATCATATAAACGCGATATACCGTGAATCAGTTGCTCCGGATGGAATACCCGATAGAAAGCTTCATAAGAAATTCATGAGTAATTATAAAGATGTAATGCAACCTTTTTTTAAAGCCAAAGATTACAAGAAGATTAAAAGCCTAGGCAGATTAGGCGATGTTGTTAATTCATATGGTAAGAGACTTGAAAAGGTAGAGAAAAATTTTACCAAAGCGTTTAGGGGTCGTATTGAATCAATGAGCCCCGAACATACTGTCCCTGCTTTTTTTAAAGATAAGATAAGTATTAGTGATGTTCAGACGATGCGAGACTATCTTGCGGCGGGAGATGTAAGGTCGCTTGCTCGATACAAATCTTCATTGTCCAAAGAGCTGGAAGATAGAATGAGAAGTAGTGGGAGACTTAGCAGTAAGAACATTGACGCTATGTTAAAAAAGACAAATGATTTAAAAGGCAGAGGAAAGTTAAGAGCCATGTATGGAGGTCAATTTGTCGCTGATTTGAGACTGTTAAGCAAGGTCGTCAGCGCTTCTGAGAAAAAAGGAAAAGCGTTGGAAGCATCAAGACAAAGCAGAGAAGCAGTCGCCGCAAAAGCCGTTTTGGGGCCGCTACATCCTCAGTCGCGATTAGTTACTTTTTTTGACAGGCTAAAGAGAAGAGCAAGTGACAAGGAAATGTATAACATCATGTCTGATCCGAAAAAATTAAGATCCGTGCTAAAAAATAAAGATATTGATGCAACAAGCAGACGAGCGTATCAGTTATATTCGAGCCTGGGAGCATTAAGTGCTCTCGATTCTGGAGATGAGCGGACTCCGCAATAACAAATACTTTAATCCTTTATCTGGATCATCCATACAAAAATAAAATAAATTAATACACATCAATAATATTTAAATAAGAAGCCCGCTTTATGCGGGTTTTTTTTGGAGAAAATAAAGTGAGTTTAGACTCTGTTTCAGTATCGAATCAGTCATTAATTATTACCGGTTTATCGACTGACACAAAACCGACAACAACCATGTCCGCGACGAATAAGTTTCTAGAGACCGATACGGGCGACGTCTATGAGTACAGTGGCAATTCCTGGATAAAACTCGTTGAATCGGGTGCGATCATAGCCGAACCCAATCAGATTGCTCACGAGCGAAACATAGGAACAGCTAACCAGTATGGGGTCGGTGTCTCAGAGTGTAATGCAATGATTTTAGATGGTACGTCTGCCGTTGCTGTGAGCGATAATGTTGCCGCACTGGTTTTCGGTGTACTGATTATTACTTCAGGTACAACAGCAACAATTGTTGGCTTATATGATCAAGTGCCTGCCGCGAAATCGATTGTTTTAACGTCATCTGCTGCAAGTCAGTTTTTTGATTTAAAAGGGATGAAAGTCGATACAACTTTCACTGTTACAGCATCCGTCGATGATGATGTTGTTGTCTTTTGGCGTCCACAATAATGATTAATCACGAATTAATAATCGAATGTTATTCTGTTTTTTTTAGAGGCTTTAATGGCAACTGAAACAGTTTATGTAGACCCTGTGTTGGGTAATGATGGCACTGGAACTGTCGATGATCCAGAGCTGCCTTTTGAACATATTCAAGCTGCTGTCAATGCTTTTACTATTGGCTCTGATGGCATTGTCATACTAGCCGATGGTCTTTATGTTGAAGACTCTGGTGGCACTAATTACTTACAATTAAACCGAAGCCTTGCTTCTTTAATTTTAACGTCAGTGTCAACTTACGGCTCAACTATTAGAGCAGCAGCTATAGGTGGACAACCAAGGGTCATCCATGCAGCGGCCCCTCTTACTATCGTTACCATAGGTAGAATAGTTATTGATGCAGAGAATGATCAAACCGCACATATCACCTTCGACTCATCTACTGCAATGTCGGCTATTATTGATGGAACAAAGTTTATTAATTGCGATACCTTTGTTTTCAATACCACCTCACAATTAACCTCTTTTACGATGCAGGGAAATTGGATAGCAAGTGATGCACCTCGCATTGGTAATTTTCTTACTGGTGAGACCAATGCTCAAGTAAATATCTCGGATGGCTTGATTATCAATGATGGAGTTGAATTCTCGGCCAATCCAATACTGATTGATCCTACCTCATCGGGGGTTGATGTTGTTATTGATGGTGTTGATTTTAGTTATACATGTGAGCCCACTACGACAAGTCACCGATACATGCTTTTTATTCGTGGGGCCGATACAGTTCAGGTTAGAAACTGCACTTTGGTTTTTAGCGATAACGGATCAACCGGAACTGCATCTGGCGTCGTTATACCTCCCGATGTAACAACTATTCCATCCAGTATTCTTATTGAAGACAATGCCTGGGGAAGTAGTCAACAATCACAGTTAACTTATGGCGTTATTATTGGTTCAGAAACCGTAACATCAAGTCATCGTATTGATGGTGTAGTAGTTCGCAGAAATCAAATAGCTAACGCCGATCATGCGGTAATGTTTGGTTTTATAACCGATGCTAAAAGTTATTCAAACGCAATTAATAATGTAGTTATTGGCTGCCTTGCAAAAGGAACAATAACTTGCCGTCATTCCGCCAATCTAGTTATTGACGCATCTGGAAAATCACTATATGGAAAAAATGATACGAACAGTATCTTTGCGAACAATACTTGTGTTGCCAATTCAGTAACACCTGATGCACACTTTTATACTGGTTTTAATCTGACATCGGGAGTTGACGATTCGCATGGAACTTTATTTGTAAATAACATCATTTACGATTCTATTGGTGATGATTACATTATTTTTGACGAGCAAAACTCCGATGCACAGTACAAAAACAACAACATGTTCCAGCCAAACGGTAACTCTCGCTTTCGATTCTCTTACAATGGTTTTATAACTGATGACCTGGCATTGCTAACTGCTGTTGTTAATGGATTCAATCCAGGCACTATGTCCGACAACCTTGAGATAGATCCTGAGTTTAGATCCAGGCTTACCTACGAGTTGCTTCTAATCAGCCCAATGGTTGGCGCAGGACTCAAGTGGTGGCCGTCCCCTGAAACGAATCCACTAGATATGAATGGTGAGCCATTCTGGGATGCTTATGTCGATATTGGCGCATATTCAACCTGGGACGGTAATGTTCGACGCGTCCCCGCACCTAAACGCTTAGCCGCCCCAGAACGCTCAACCTCCTACCGAACTCCTTACACTCCATAGGTTAAGTAATGGCAACACTCCTTGTTTCTTCTTCTGGCGATAACTCAGATGGCCTCACCTGGGCAACCGCTTTTAATACGATCAATACGGCTTTTGATAACTTAACTGGCGCTCAAGATGATACCGTTATTTTAGATGACGAGGATCATAATCAAACAACCAACCTATACACAAGTGGTGGAACAAAAACCGGTGGCACAATTATTCTTGAATCGAGAAGCGGTAGTCCACAAATTTGTTCAATTTCAGGTAATCCAGTTAGCGGGAGTGGAAATTACTATCTACTTAGAAATAATGAAACAGCTACGGGAAATCCCAATCTAAAAGTTAGAAACATCACATTCAAGGATCATTTCAGAGCCGATTCATTGCCTTTGATTTTTAACTCAAATACCAGCGATTTCACATTAGAGAATTGCGTTTGTCATAACTTAACATTAGTCGCAACTAGTCTTGCAACTAATGGATTGATTCGACAGGATGGAACAACATCGAAAGAAATGACAATTGCCGGATTGACCGTTACCGATTGTACGGTCGATCATTCGCTCTCCTTCGCCGGTAATGAAGGAGCTATTTTTTCATCTGCTGATTTCGGCGCATCTCAAGGATTGTTTTCGGATATTGTTGTTGATAATTTTACCTACAATTCTGGACTCCTTTATCAGATGAACGGGTTATTTTTTTATCGCGGCCCGCAGACCTGGAGTGGCGTTAATTCATTTAAAGATATAAACATCGATCTGAAACATGATAGTTACGGCATAATAAAAATGGAATCGCTAGCTGGCTATAGTCACTCAATAATTGGTTCAATGTTAATCGATAATGTGGATGTAACGATTACCACAAGTAACAACTATTATGGAGCAATCAACGTGTCGACAAATGACACTCTAACAATTAATGCCAGCCTTGAAGCCAAGAATATTTTTCATTCTTTGGGCGGCACGGATTACGGGATAATTTCTAATATCCATTCGACTGCAACATTGATTGTCGGCGGAAATATTTCAGTTCATGATAATATTTCTAATGTTGCTGCTGGTTTTATCACAAATCGAGGTGGCGATTTTACTTTATATAACGCAGAAATTTACAACAACTCCGCCTTTAATGGAGGGGCACTTGGTCTTTTGCCTCAGAGCGCTACACAATTAATTTACAATTGCTCTATTCATGACAATATATCTTTTTTCGCGGGCGCTATTTCGTCAGTGCCAGCGTCTGGAACAAACTCATTAGCGATGCACAATTGTACTTTTTTTAATAATCAAGCAGTTATTGGTGGCTTTGGTGATGGCATGCTTATTGGCTCATCAGGCACAACCGACATATACAATATCGATAATTGTATCTTTTGGAATCAAGATAACGATGATGAAATCAGGGTTAATAGTGGTGGAGAAAACATTGATCTGAATATCTCAAACACTGATGTGCGAGGCGGCCAGGCTGCTGTTATCGGCGAGGATACTTATGTTAATAATATAGAGTCTGATCCACAATTCAATGATGACTTAACACTTTCAAGATACAGTTCATGCGTTGGCATTGGGCTGAAATGGTGGCCCAGATCGATGTCTAATCCCCAGGATATAAATGGCAATTACTTCTGGGATGCGTACGTTGACATTGGTGCTTTTTCAACCTGGGATGGATCTTATCGTCGCGTTCCTTCGCCTGGACGACTGCCGGTTGATTAGCTGAAATTAAAATACCACTATAAGATTTACTTGCAAGTTATAAATGGTGATGCTTTATTAACGATAGTGACTATAGGTGGTCTGGTTATAATCAACATCTTCTTCTATACTTTATATGATTTAAGTTTTATTAGTTGTTCGCGTTTAGATCTTTAAATTAAATATTGTTACAAAGAATGTGTGGCCTTTATCGTGCCCAATAAAACATTAGTTTTACTGTGGATACTATGCCTAATTAGTTGCAATTTAGGCGATGAAACCAGTAATCATGTTGAAACAACAAATAGAGGGATTGATCGATCAGGTGGATCTCTAGCAAGATCTGCTGGGTTCGATTTTAAAGGCCCATCAATTGTGTGGTTATCGACTGCTTCCACTTACCAAGAGGAATCAATGTACGTAGACATTGGAGCTACATCTTATTATGCCAAAATCGCAGTAAGATCATTCCGAGACTCTTTGACTCTTTATCCTGTAGTCAATGTGTTTGAAGTTACTTTGAGCCGCCACCGTTTGAATGGATTTCCGGTGTATAAACAGTTCTTGAGGCTGGCTCATGATTCTTCTCAAAATGATTTTTTAGCGCAGCTACATGTGAATGTTCATACCGATAGTTCGGCAAAAATCGAGGCTGTTTGTAAGCGGCACCGGCAAGTGAAACAATTAACTTCAACTGCTGCGTCCAGTTATTCTGCGAATGATACGATTCAAGACACATTACACTGTAGTGATAACGTCACACGATCGGTAACTGTAGTCCAGGGCTTAACGGATGATATGGATCTATTCTTTGTCTTAGTTACTGTTGATTTAGATGATAAGCAATCAGCTAACTACCGCTTTATGTATGATAAAAAGGGCGTCGTTAGATCTGTGCGGTATATGAATAAAAACAAAAAAGACAATCAATTAACTGAGCCATCTATAGTGTTTCAAAGCTGAGGCAGCTAATTGTTTTAGCGCGCTCAAATATAAAATTCCAATGCAATCTCTTCATCAAAGATAATTGACTGCTTTCTAGTCTCTAATATCTGCATCCATATTTTTCTCTCAAAAAACAAAAAGTAACCGCACAACATATACCGTTTGTCGATTATCCTTAAGTAAAGCTAAATAAAATAATTGAAACACCAGGAAAGCTATTGCGATCTAATAAATCGTCAGGAACTCCAGTAATGGTTCATATTTAAAATATTTGCATTTTTTTATAAAAAACAAGAACGGACTGCTTTGATCTTGAGTTGGTCTTTTGTTCGAATGGTCATCTCAGAAACGAGAGACAACCAAAATGTTTTATAAAAAATTAAGCCTTATATTTATTCTTTCTTTTCTTCTTATTATTTCCGCGCCACTTCATTCCGGTGATTTGGGTCTATTAGGCCCGCTCAATAAACCGGATTCTCTTGTCGGGAAAAATATAACCAGTGACATGAGTGTGCCGCAAGACATTGGTGAAAAAGCGTGCATACCAGGCATCACTAATCGCTCCTGTGAGAAGATAATACCAAAACGAAAACGGTATTGTCCAAGACAAAGACTGAATGATGACTCTTGTCAAAACACGAACAATCCAGCGGAAGTAGAGAGGAACTGCGAGAGAACTCGACAGATATGTATTGAAGGCTGTAGGAATGCGACATCAAGAAAATCATCTAATGGAAAATTATCGAAACAAGAAACAATGTGCAGAATCGTATGTAATGCTAATTACGATGCCTGCGTTAAAGGGTGATCAGTATGAATAATAAAAACTACGAAAAAAAATGGAAAGCTGATGTAAAGGAGCATATACGTAAGGTCGCGCACATTGTCGCTACAGTGACGCATTACTACATACCTAGAGACTGGAAAACTAAGACGTTGAACAGAGCGAAAGCCAAAAGAAAAGCAATAACAATTAACCTTTATAGTGCTGTTCAATTTAATTCAATGGCATGGCCTCATCGGCCGCCTGGAGACTACTCTGGTAACAACTACATTAATTATGTTGAATACATTACTTCCGATAAGGACGTTTTTGGTGATGGATATTTCTTGCATGGGCTGGATCAGTTTATGGGGCTTATACCTGCCGCTAACATCTACCCATACTTAGAGAAGCACAACAACAAATATCTTTTTTATTATGACAATAGCGAAAAGAGTGGAATTATTTATGATTATGATCGTTTTAAAAAATCAAATTCCAAGCGCGTCTCCTATCAAAAAAAGAAAATATGAAATTAACTTATTTAGTGTCGCCGATTATTTTTTTTATTACTGCTGGAATGACTTCGTTGCCGGGGCACGCCAACAATCTCTATAAGATTAAGCGCCTCCCTTTTTCAGATGAGACCAATACAAGAGATGAATGCATCTCTATTGGCCTTATAAAAGGCTGCAAACAACAAATGAGAAATTCCAAAGCCATTTGTTTGGCTATGGAGAAGAGCAATTCCATTTCTAATATACAAAACAATAGGAAATGCATGAATGAGAGTTATAGAGTTTTTTATAATTGCGTAAACAGAAGATTATAGTTATTTCTCTGAGTGAAGTAAGCGCTGTAAATTTAAATCGTAAAAACAGTTAATTAAAAATAAATGAGGTTGACATAATGCCAGTTAAAAAAGTAAAAGGTGGTTATCAATATGGGACAAAAGGTAAAGTATACAAAAACAAAAAAGACGCTGTAAAACAAGGACAAGCTATAGCTATTTCTAAAAAAAAAAGAGGTAAAAAAC